GCGCTCGCGCATGCCAATATGAATCGACCAAAGTAAGCTGAAACGGGCTTAAATTTGGGTGTTTCGGCACTTAAATTTAAGCCTATTTAAAAATAAAAAAGGAGAAAAAATATGGCAACAGTAGTAAGATTAACGAGAATGGGACGCAAAAAAAGACCTTTTTATCGTATAGTAGTAACAGATAGCAGAAAAAGACGCGATAGCGGCTGGATAGAGAGTATCGGTTATTACAATCCTATGGTTAATCCAGAAGTAATGGCGGATATGGTAGCCGCTAAATTACCTAAATTGATTAAATTCACACCACTAGCGTATGTAGAAACAGAGCTTGAAGGCCAACCAGGTAGCACTTTAACAGTGCCAGCATGGGAGTATGCAGGAGACGCTACTGAAATTGAAGAAGGCCAAGCAATTACGCCAGACCAATTGACTACTAAAAAGACTACAATGACCATCAAAAAAGCAGGTAAAGGTTATGAAATTACCGATGAATCTCTTTTGTCAGGTCTAGGAGACCCAGTAGGTCAAGCAACTTACCAGCTAGGTTTGGCAATCGCTAACAAGATTGATAACGACCTTGTAGCAGTAGCGAAAACAGCAACACAATTCGTAGATGATGCACCTACTACACTTGAAGCTCTTGATAAAGCTCTTGACGTCTTTGAAGATGAAGAAGATGCTCAGTACGTTGCTATCATCAATCCAAAAGACGCTACCAAGTTGAAGACAAACGTAGCTAAAGAATGGGTTAAAGGCTCAGAAATTGGCGCAGACGTTGTTATCTCAGGTACTTTTGGCGAAGCAGGCGGAGTACAAATCGTGCGCTCTAAGAAAGTTGAAGCAGGTAAAGGCTTCCTTGTTAAAGTGTCACCAAGTCAAACTCAGACAGACGACGCTAACAAGTACGGAGCTTTTGTAATCTTGCTTAAACGCGACGTGGCTATCGAAACAGACCGCGATATCTTGAAGAAGACTACTGTAATCACAGGAGATGAACACTACGGTGTTTACCTTTATGACCCTACACGAGTTGTAAAATTCGGTGGCGCGTAAGAAAGAGGTGACGATATGAGCTTATTGCTACGACGTCATTATATTCAAGAAGAGCAGGTTACCCAGTATTCTGATTTAGAGAATAAAACTCTAGAAGAGTTGAAAGTTCTAGCGAAAGAAGCAGGGGTAGCAGGCGCTTATAAGTTGACAAAAGCCGAAGCCGTAGAAGTTTTGGAGGATTTAAAAAGTGAAATTTAAAATCAAACAAGATTTCTATGATTGGGAATCAAATGTGAAACGACTGGCAGGAGAGGAACTTGAGATTACTGAGGAGCGCTATGCTGAGCTGGCTAACAATTTTGCCAGCAATGGTGTCGCTATCTCAGATGTTCTTGAGGAAATCCTCCCTGAACCTGAGTTTTTAGAAGAGGATTGATATGTCTATAGAGTTGCTGAAGAAATTAACAGGCGAAGAAGATACTCAGCTTCTCATGTTGCTCCAAACGAGGGCTACAAATCTTATCTTATCAGAGACTAATCGCACATCTTTGACACCTGCTTTAAGCCTCTTAATACCTGAGGTTGCTATCGAGCTCCATAATCGCTCAGGAGCGGAAGGAGAGCACTCTAGAACCGAAGGCGGTATTGCAGTAGTCTACGGAGAAAACGGCCTGTCTACGGGTCTTTTACAGCGTATACGCATGCACAGACTAGCAAGGGTGGCAGGCCATGTTTTTGAAGCAGAGTAGACTGAAGCCTTATCCGATGCGACGGTTTGAAAAGACTGTTACAGAGGAAGGTGTCGCAAAAGAAGGATATGCCAAGGAAGCTGAGACAGTCCGCCTTGAATTGTGGCCAGCTAGTAGCAAGTTACAATCTGAATTGTATGGCGAGCGTGTCAATGATATTTTGAACGCAAATGCCAACAAGTCAGCCACTATCAAAGTAAAGGATGGTGTGTGTATCGATAGCCAGACAGAAGTGACTCACAGGGTTATTTCTAAGAAGGTCTACACATACCATCAAGTTTTGGAGTTAGAGCGTGTCAGAGCTACTAGGGGCAGATAGGCTTATAGCTAAGTTCAGAAAGTTGTCAGATGTTGCGCAACGAGACATTGTTTCAAAAGCAGTTCATCATGCAGCTAAAACCATTGTTCAAGCTGATGCAAAAAGACTAGCACCAGGTAACAATGGAGAACTTAGAAATAGTATCAAGACTAGGGTTAAAATGGACGGAGATAAGGTTATAGGCGAGGTTTACACAAATCTACACTATGCGCCATACGTAGAGTTTGGTACAGGGCCAAAAGGACAAGCAAGCCATTCTGGTATCTCTCCAGAGGTCAGTGTGTCTTACAGGTCTAGTCCTTGGTATGTGCATGAAGACCAGATCAATGTAGGACCTTACCATTTTCAAAAGATTGGGGAGTTCTACAAGATGTATGGTCAACCTGCTCAGCCTTATCTTTATCCAGCTTTGAGAGACAATCAAGAGCGTGTGTCTAAGAATATTTCGAATTATGTCCGTAGAAAGATAAGAGAACAAATATAATGATCAATATCAAGCCTGTTATTTACAAAGAATTGCAAAAGGTCGCAGCTAATGTGACTGATACTTATCCTAGCGATTGGGAGACTTTCCCAGTCGTTATTTTTTTGGAAGAACAAAACAAGCCGGGTGATTGGTTTGACGACAAGGAACAAAAATCCTCTATCCGCTATAAGGTGGATATTTTTGATGATACTAGCACTAGTGAGTTAGCTGTTAAAATCAATCAGATTTTTGAGTCTTTAGGTTTGCGAAGAACCGACTGCCAAGACGTACCAGATCCGTCTCATTTGAGACATAAGGTCATGCGTTTTGAAGGTGTCGTTGACTTACACTCAGAGCTTGTTTTTCAATTTAGAATGGAGAATTAAACATGTTAGCAAATGGAATTACGTTAGCTTATGGTACAGCTAAAGGAACTTATACTAAACTTGCTGGGTTGAAAGAAGTACCAGAGTTTGGTATTGAGCCTGAAAAAGTAGAGAACACTACTCTTGAAGATAAAGTTAAGAAGTATGAGTTCGGTATTGGCGACGCAGGGGAATTGGAGTACAAATTCGCTTATAAGAACGACGGAGCAACCGCACCTTATCGTGTTTTGCGTAATGCCGCAGACAACAAGACAAAACTTTTCTTTGAACAAAATTACCCAGACAACACTAAAGTTCATTTTGAAGGTCAAGTATCTGTTAAGCTTGGTGGTGGCGGTGTCAATGCCGTTATCGAGTTCACCCTTAAAATTGCTTTGCAGTCAGAGTTGGAATTTGTAGACGGAATTGGAGGTTAATTAAATGGCGTTACCTTACTCAATTTGGAAGATTAGCGATGAGAAAGAGTTGAAACTACGACTTTCATCTCATCAAGCAGCAAAAGTTGAAGAAAAAATCGGTATGAACCTATTGAAAATCTTCATGCCAGAAGCTGGTGAAGAGTTTCCTTTACCTCCTTTGAAAGTTGTGTTGCTCTTGATTCATGGGGCTTTGCAAAAGTATGAGAATGGGTATTCTCTTGAAGATGTCTACGATCTGTACGATGAATACGTGGACAATGGTGGAGACCAAACAACCTTCATGACAGAGGTTTTAATGCCACTCTTTGAAGTATCGGGTTTTACTCCACGAGGAAGCAAGAACAAGAAAACTTCCAAGAAGAAAATGACAGTAGTCGAGTAATCTTAACGGTAACGCAGATTATTGAGAGGCTTTATCCTATGTTCTTAGACATTGGGGGTAAGCCTCTTGATTTTTGGGATTTAACGGTGCTTGAAATCAGGGAAATGATTGAAAGCTACAACCGTGTCAAAATCCAAGAGCGTAAAGAAAAGATTATTGAGTCTTATAGACTTTCGCAGATGATATCCAACCACATTTCCTTATTGTTATCCAAGGATGCCAAGGTCTTTGAGTTCTGGGAATATGCGCCTGAGTTATTTGTAGAAGAACAACAAGCAGTAGAACAGGAACGACAGAGACAAGCGTTTTTGTTGCATAAGGAACGGATGCGTGAATTTGCAGAAAGACATAATCGCAAAAGGAAGGAGGAAATGAATGGCAACTCTTGACGAATTGAAAGTCATGATTGACGCTGAGATAGCGCCTTTCAGGAAGAAGATGAAAGAAGTCGAGAATCAGGTCAAGGGGACATCTGACCAAGTGAAAAATGCCACTGCTAAAGTTCGTGAACAGTCGAATTCTATCGGTAGTGCGTTTGGTAAGCTAGCCAAGTTCGCTGGTTTTGCAATCCTTGGTAAGAAATTGCTTGATGTTGGGATGTATTCAGCGCAGACGGCTCTTGAAGTATCAGCGTCTATGAACCAAATTAAGCGACAGATGGGCGAGAGTTCGCAATCTTTCTTAAAATGGGTTAACGATAACGCTAACGCTATGAATATGGGTGTGGGTGAGGCGACCAACTACGGTGCAGTCTACTCAAACCTATTTTCTGGATTTATAAAAGATACCAACAAGCTAAGCGCCTATACAGCTAAGATGTTGCAAACATCTGCAGTTGTTGCTGAAGGTTCAGGGCGTAGCATTACAGACGTTATGGAGCGGATTCGCTCTGGTTTACTAGGTAACACCGAAGCAATTGAGGACCTAGGAATCAACGTTGGAGTTGCTATGATTGAATCCACTGAAGCCTTTAAGAAGTTCGCAAACGGTCAGAGCTGGCAACAATTAGACTATCAAACCCAGCAACAAATCCGCCTTATGGCTATTCTGGAACAGGCTACAGCCAAGTATGGAGATACCTTATCCAACTCAGTCAACGGAAGTATCAGCTTATTTAAGTCGTTGATGAAAGATAGTGCATTGAATTTGGGTAATGCTATGTTACCGATTATCAATGCAATCATGCCTGTCTTGAACTCTTTTGCTATGGTATTGAAGAATGTTACTGCTAAACTCGCTGAGTTTATTGCTTTAATGTTTAACAAGAAAGCTACGGTAAAAGATGGTGTCGGTGGAGCAGTTGGAGACATGGGTAATGCCATGAAAGATGCTGCAGGCGGAGCAGGAGACCTTGCTGATGCAGTGGACGACGCTGGAGATTCAGCAGGAGGACTTGCTGATAATCTTGGAGACTCAGCCAAAAACGCTAAGAAGGCT